GTTCTCCAGCTAGAGCTGTAGGTATTTTACCGCCCCCCCCTTAACTCGTTTTCTTTTGCCGTTTTAATTATATGGCAATCTCTACATAATCCCTGTAAGTTATCCATCGTATCCTCACCGCCTAATGCTTTTGGGGTTATGTGGTCCACATCAGTTGATGGCTTACGCTTGCAACTGTTGCACACTGGGTATCTATGCAGTATTAACTTCCTTAACTTACGCCATGTTGCTCCATAGCCTCGCTGAGTAGATGTTAATCTATTCTTCTCGTATTCTTTCCTATAGATATTATGGCAATAATTACACCTATTGGTAATTACTCTTTGGCATCTACTGCATACCCGCTTAGGTTTACTCGGCATCTATAGGCTCTATTTCTGCTCCACCTATAAGGCTCATGCATACATGCTGACCCTTGCCAACTGCTCGCCAAACATCCTTAAGCCTCTCATCTAAATCATCCCAGCATGGCATCTCATGACCTACTATACTCTGCATATTCCCAGAATAATCTATCCATGCCTTTAATGCTAACGCTTCTATATTATTCTCAGTAGGATCTGGAATGTGTGCATTATGATGATTAATTCTAATTGGTGGCAATTCTTCCATAATGGATAAACTGGTAGGGGATAGTTCGCCTTCAACTACACGACACGCAACTACCTCACCCATACCAGCTATTTCTTTAACCTCTCCATTATCCAATTCTTGAAGTACATACCAGCCGCAAATGCACAAACCGCAACCAATCCCACAAACCAAATCGTTCCTAGAAAGCTGTCCATCTGTATTAACTCCTTCTTTGTTTGAATGCTTTGACAATTGTCACATACCCTATACATCCAGAAATTATCGTTATTATTATCAATATCGGCAAAAATATCAGTTTCGAATAAACCGCTATTACATAGCTCAGAATAATCATTGCTACACCACAAACAATTGCACGTAGCCCCATACGTCCAGCCGTTATCACTAAACTCAGTATTCCCGCTACTATCGAAATCCCAGCCGTCCAATTTAATACCCCTAAACTATCGCTTGCAACTGGTAAGGGTGGTGGGGTAGGTTGCCATGCTCCAGTATTAACTGTCTTTTGCCCCCATGAACAACCGAGCAGGAATAGAATAGGGCAAAAAAACAACATTCTAAAAACTGCACTACTACCCACGACTTAACCACCATAAAATAACAGATGGTATTAGCCCAGCTAATCCACCTATAAAACCCGCTTTGGTTTGAAGTATTCCCATGTTTAGCTCGATATGTCTTAAACGCTCTTCTATCGCTCGTAATTGGCGCTGTTGATCTTGCAACTGTGACAATATCAGCTTCTCCCCTATATCCTGATTTTTCATACTTCCCCCAAATTGACAACGAATAAATCATTAATTTATTGCCTTAAAAACGGCTTCTATGGTAGGTTTCCCCACGCGCCATAGGCATTATCTCATGATAAGGTATACCATCAATAACAACACCAGCAGATAAAATAGGTTTCTTAATTAAATTCCTACCATAATTCATAGCAGGGTGATTTATATCAACACCACAACCAGTATCTAATCCAAATACTCTACGATTAGGGCTACAAGCCCATGATATGCCACCAACACTATGACAATGACCGATTACAGTAGATGTCATAGTAGCTACAGCTGCATTTAATGCTGGGTTTTTACCGCTACATCCTGTACCATGAAAATATCTAACCCCATCGATCATAATATCTCTGGTCCACTTCCAATTAGGGGTATTCCATACCTGAGCATAATCTTTAATAAACATGCTAGGAATATTAACGCTAGCAGCTAATCTAAATACTCTTTCGTCATGATTACCAATTGTTACAGTAGCTTTAGGAAATGCTTTAACCCATTTTCTAATCCCTTTAGCTGCTATTTCAGATTCTCTAGTAACTCCATCAGCTTCAACATCCATTTTATGAAACGATATTGAGTGCAAATCTAAAAGATCCCCGATAAATAAGCATCTATCACAATTCCACGATGAGTATAAATCCTTGCAAAATTCCCTATAGCCTGGGTGCGTTGCTGGTTCGTGAACATCCCCGATTATTAGTACTTTACTCATAAACCGCACATTCCTTCGCATTCATTATCCCATAAACTTCCTTGACCCTTTTGCTCGTCTGATCTTATATCAGCTTCCCTTAAAGGTTTTCCTGATCTATGAAGATATAAAAAATTATCTAATTTAGATTTTCTTACTCTCTTATCTTGTCTTATAGCTTCGTCAAATTTACAAGCCTCTTCCCATTCTTTTGGATTTTCTTTAACTCTTCTCCATTCTTCATTAGAATGAAAAGGGCAAATTATACATGCAGACCTAGGCACTTCTATTTGTGGGTAGTTTTCTTTTAGCCAGTTTATTATTTGGTATCTTCTCCAAGTTTTAGACATTGGAGCATCAATACCCCAATCTAAAAAGGGGAATACGTGGGTTTTCCATTTTTCTAATGATGGTTTTGCTCTGGGTGATTCGTCAAAACTTATACCTAGCCACTGCTCTATAACAGGTTTTTTAGGCGCTCTTTGTCTTGGCTTCAAGCCTAAAACCTCTTCTCTTAAAAATTTGATAATAGGTTTTATTTTATAATCGCCTGTGCATTGTCTCATTACTATACCATCAACATTACCTTTAGTTTTGGCACTAAAGTAAGGCAAAGATACAACTCTACCGCCGTCTTTTCTTCCAATATTATCCAAGACATCGTCTTTTAGCCCTTTTTCAGTCCATTTCACAGTAATTACAGGGATAGAGTATTTTGCTGCTTCTTTTTTGCACCATTCTAGATGATCATAAACTTTTTTAGGTTCATTACCTACATCTGCAAAAATGCAATAATCAAGGGTAGGTAATAGCTTTTTGCAACTCATTAATAATAATGCTGTTGATTGTACACCAGCTCCAAAAGAAAGCACTCTAATCATATTCAGCTAATATCATTTCTTGATGTATTAATCGAGCAAAATCTTTAAGATCTGACAATCTAAGGGTTACTAACCATTCTCTACCATTTTTGCGATGAGCGACATAAGGTACATTTTTACCACAATCCCTAACAGCCTGATCAATAGCTTTTTCTATATTTAACTTTTCTACCCTTTTTACTTCTACATGAGTACCAAGAATGCCACCCACCACATCAGGCGAATCTTCACCCCCTGCAAATTGGCATCCTCGGCGGGATTTATACCCCATTTCTGTAAGTACTTTTGCATATTCTCGCTCTCCCCTTGCCCCTTTTTGCCTAGAATTAATCATCTGTATCTATCCCACAAAGTAAAAAACTACGTTCTATTAATTTAGCAAATTCAGGCTCTTTATTTTTAATTTCAAGCCTAATAACATTTAAAGTAGCTACCAATAGCCTTAATTTATCTTCATATTTATTATTTTCACTTCTATTATGATGACTAGGTAGCCTTAGTACATCCTCGATAAAATTATCTACTTCATTTAAAGACATGAACAAGGCGCTCCTATATTTTTACAAATACTTACACATTGCTTGTAATTGTATAAAACTAATTCATTTTTAATATATGGGTTATTTTCTTCTCTTATTGCATCATGTAATAATTCTTCTGGGGGTGTTATCCCTCTTTTAACTAGATTTTCTATTGCAAATTCAGATACTGTTATTTGTCTAGGCATTATTAGATTTCCATATTCTATGAGCTATTTTTGATACCTCTCCAGAATCAAGATAACCATGCTTCTGCTCGATCCTGCTAAATAGCTTTAATATCTCATCGGCATTATCTTTAGATTTACTTTGATACCCCCTAATAATCTTATCATGCTCTAAAGTACATTCTGGGAATCTTTTAGGCTTCTCTGAATTACTTGGCTTGTAGCCTTTTTTAGTAGCATCTGTAACCCATGCTTTAGAATTGCGTATTTTAGTTTTATCTGCTTTATCGTACGCCTGCAAACTACCCATGACTTTATCCAAGCCATGAGCAGATGCAAGCCCCTCTAAAAAACCTAACCCAAATCTCTCAATATGGGAAGAAGAAAACGACAACGGCGTTGTTGTTTCTTTCTTTATATTGTTTTCTTTATATGTGTAGCCGCTGGACTTACCCCCCTTAGCCGTACGACTAACCCCCCTTAGCCCCTCGACTAATACCCTAAGCCTTCTACCACCATTTATAAACCATACTTTTAGGTAATTTTTTCGCTTCAATTCTTTAATTGCCTTACTCACTGTAACTCTATGTAAACCTAATTCTTCACCTAATCCTGCATTAGATCTAAAACATTCCCCCTTAGCTGTAAGTTGCCTTTGAGCTATCGCAATATAAACACGCTGGGCGGTTGCAGATACGCCGTCCTCTTGCATATCACGCAGATGAGCTATTGGGGTTGTTGAATACCCACGCTTCACATCATCAGCAAGGCGTAAGCTTGGCTCATTATTTCTAATATTATTATTATTCTTGACCAGTAAAGCATCCATGCTTAACCCTTAATTTTTAAAATGGAATATCATCAACAACTTCAATAGGTTTTTCTGGAATCTCAGCACCTTTAAGAAATACATTTTTTACACGCTTGCCGAAATCGCCATCTTCAACCTCTACCTGTACTTCTAATCCTATTAAATCGTAATTATCACCAGTTAATATTTCTTTAGCTGTATCAGCATTGCAATTAGGCTTAACTAGATGCCCCCATCTGGTCCACACATGCGCATACTCTGTACTATGGTTAATCCAGTCTCTAATCCTCATTCCCCATTGTGATCCGTCCTGATGAATGCAAGTAACCTGAATAGCTGCATTTCCTGCTTTACTTTTACGCTTTTCAATACTAAATATTGTTGCTTCTAATAATTCACTCATACTATTATGCTCCATTTTTCTATGCACTTATCTGCATCTTTTTTAAGTAGTTCTTTTAAATGGTCTACATTAGCTTTGTTTAAAATTTTCTGTAACAACTCAGAACCATTTTTTTGCTTTTCTAAGTAACTTTCTATAGCCTTCTCTTGCTTTTTAGATAACTTCTTTTCCATCACCTTATTTATCTTCATATTATTCTCTTTATCTATTGCATTAAGTACTTCTTCAGCTGAGGCTATATACCCATCTACGCCAAAGCCCATAAATGCTAAAGCCCTACCTAATGCAGAGCTTTCACAATTCTCTAATGCTGAGGTTTTATTAATATTAGAGCTGCCTCTTACTTCCTCAGCCCATCCAGTTGAAATTATTACTTGATCAATAGATATAGAAGCAGAAAAAATAACCTTATTATCTTCATCTTTTTCTAATTTAGTAACAATTTGAGCTAATGGGTATCTTTTTCTAAATTCTTGAAGTCTATGGGCTACAGTAGCGTACTGCTTGCCATGTATATTTATAAACCCTTTATTATTCATTATTCACCTCATCAATAGGGGTATGCATGTAACTCATGCCTATTTTACCACCTAATAAGAAGTTTTGCTTAAATTCTGTGCTAGTTATATATTTACGTATTTTAGAGAGTAATTTTTTCATATTTTAAAATTCGGGTTATTAGTAAAAATTACTTGACAAATAATCCCAAATTTGCCAATATATATTTATAGCAATTACGCTATGCAAAAATGAAAGGCAAAAAACAATGAAAAATGAAAACGACCCTAGACACGAGATAGCAATGGCAATACATCATATTAGCGTACTTATGATGAAGAAAACAATTTCAACTAATACACTAATAGAGCTAGAAGCAGCTAAAAGCTGGCTGAAACTAGCTCAGGATAAAGTTAATAATTAGCGTTTTTTGCCGAGTATAATTGTGTTTTTTATACTCAACCCCAGTAGGTTGTCGCTTACTGGGGTTTTGCTATGCAATAGCTGCATTAACGCTAGGATCTGTAATTAATCGACCGCCGTAGATTTTTACTATTGCTGTAGGTATCCACGTATTACTATTAGTTCTAGTATCATAGATGCCATCGTTATATATATATGTACCGCCCCCTTGCTGAATGGGTGAGCCAGTATTGCCACGTAAAAATACTAAGCCAGAATAAATATACAAAGCATCATACTCATGGGCTAATATTCTTAATTTAGAATTGTGAACATAATAATTAGTATCATCCTCAGATACTCTATTACTGACTACACTTGCCCCATTGCATAAAGTAACCGACCCGCCGCCCTCTGCAAGTGTAGCTGTACCCCCAGATACTCTTGTAGTTACTAATTGTCCAGTAGTGTTAAAAGTTACCCCATTGCCCATAGCATTAATCTCAGTAGCATCATCACAAACTAAAGTTATATTACTTCTGGTCCTGTTAATAATAGCAGTATATTTGCCACTTAATTTAACGTATTCTGTAGATGTATCTTTTACTCTAATTTCTGATCTTGCTGTAGCATTTTCATCAACATCAGCATTAATAACCGAGTATCTACTACTTGTATGAAATTCATCACATTCTACGCTTAGCTGCAATACTTGTCCGCCAATATTGCCTTTATAATTTTTGCCAATATAAACCCTTGAAACTTGT